AATATGAATGACAAGTGGCAGTATGCTATATTATATAATAATTATCAAGAAGCACGCGACCTTAAAACTACCCGTTAGTATGACTTAGTTGTCGCGAAATTATTATCCGAATCCGCCGATAAATCCGTTATGGCTAGAGGATTCTTACATCAAAAAGACTTGGTTTTACCCTGGCTGGACAAGAGCTTAAACTTTATACACCGCTAAAATTGTTGTAAAAATACAACATTTCTTTTGGTTGACAATTAATTCCAATTCAGCTATACTATTAACATAGTAAACAATTAAACAAAGGAAAAGAAAATGGCAATTTATAACGTGACATACACTTGCTACGAAAAAGGTACTTCAAATGTAGTTAGTGAAGGTACTATGCCTATTAACACTAGTTCAGCTTATTTGGCAGAACAAACAGTTATGGCAATGTTTAACGGCACAGAAGTTATTATCCGTTATACGGAAAATGCTTAATTGACAAATAATTAATTAGGTGTTACAATAGTAACTTAAATTATAAAAGTAGGAGCTAAAAGTATGTCAAAGGTATTAATTAAAAGTGGTGTGTATCGCAATATGCCTGTCAACAATGTTGCGTTTACACTTATTAAAGATTATCAAACGGGAGCCAAAGGAGGCTATGTGACAATAAAATCAGATGGCTTTTTTGGTGAAGAATACGATGAAGTTCGTGTTCGTGTAAGCGGTATCGAAGATATCGAAATTGCGGCTAGCGATATTGCTACAGCAGAACCTGTAATTAAAATTCAACCCGAAGTAGAAACAGATGAAGAAGTAATGAATCGTATCGAACAGCGATTTGAAATTTTACAACAAATGACTCGTGCTACAATTTCTGGTGATGTTCGTGCTATGATTGTAGTTGGCCCTCCGGGTGTAGGTAAGTCATATGGAGTAGAGTTTGAACTTGAGAAATCAGGTATGTTTGATCGTATCTCAGGTAAGAAAATTAAGTATGAAGTAGTTAAAGGGGCTATGACTCCAATTGGACTTTACTGTACATTGTATCGTCACTCTGACGCTAATAACGTCTTAGTATTTGATGACTGTGACTCAGTATTCCAAGATGAATTGGCACTGAACATTCTCAAGGCCGCATTAGATTCAGGTAAGAAACGCAAGATCCACTGGAATTCAGATAGCTCAATGTTACGTCGTGAAGGCGTTCCTGATATGTTTGACTTTAAAGGTGGCGCAATTTTTATTACAAACTTGAAGTTTGATAACATCAAGAGTAAGAAGATGCAAGATCACTTGGAAGCATTACAGTCGCGTTGCCACTTTTTAGATTTAACACTTAACACAATGCGTGATAAGTTTTTGCGTATTAAACAAATCTTCCGTCAGGGCGACTTATTTAAGGATTATGATTTTAGTCCAGAAATTGGCGAAGAAATTTTAGAATTCATGGAAGCTAATCAGACTAAATTGCGTGAGATGTCTTTGCGTATGGCACTTAAACTTGCCGACTTAACCAAAGTTTCCGAAGAAAATTGGAAGGCATTGGCTGTTAGCACTTGTATGAAAAATGTTTAATAAACTAAAAGAACAGGCAGGCATTCAAGATAATCCAGACCAAGAAGGGTTAGACTTGTTTGCCCAGTTAATCATACAAGAATGTGCTGATTTAGCATATACTCATAATATCTTTAGTCATGGTCGAGCCTGGAATTTAGTTATTAAAGACCACTTTGGTCAGCCCATTGTTGATACAGATATACCACTGTATTTAAGAAATTCATAGTACTTGGCAAACTAGGCTAAGTATTTTGGTAGCTCCTGGGCTGTTTTAACAGCTCATTTTATCAGACACCCGTAAAACGGTGTCTGTTTTTTTGCTCTTTGCGTACTAAGTATGCTATAATAAGTGATAATGCGAACCGCTACAATAATAATTAAAGACGAAGTTAACATCAAAATAGAAGGTCTCGAACTCGACGCCCGTAAAAAACTGGTTAATACTTTCAAATATGAAATCACAGGGGCCAGATATTTGCCTGCGGTTAGACTTGGTCGTTGGGATGGCAAAGTAGCGTATTTTCAATTGGGCGGCAGCACTTATACAAACTTACTACCTGAGATTGTTCCTATATTAGAAAGTTTTAACTATGACATCATACTCGATGATCAAAGGGATTATTCTACTAGTTTTACTTTTGAGAGAGTAACCGAAGATACATTTGTTCATCTCAACTGGGGTAAAGGCCATCCTATGGAAGGCCAACCTATTAAACTTCGTGACTATCAAGTGGAGATTGTAAACAACTTTCTAGAAAATCCACAAAGCATACAGGAAGTAGCAACAGGCGCAGGTAAAACTATTATGACCGCGGCACTTAGTCAGCGATGCGAAGTCCACGGCAGAACTATTGTAATTGTTCCTAATAAATCGTTAGTCACGCAAACAGAAAAAGACTATCGAGGACTAGGATTGGATGTGGGAGTTTACTTTGGTGATAGAAAAGAATGGGGTAAGACACATACCATTTGTACTTGGCAATCCTTAAACATCTTACTTAAAAATACTAAAATTGGGTCAGATGTTACTATTCAAGATTTTATCGAAGGCGTTGTTTGTGTCATGGTTGACGAATGTTTTGCTGCTGATAGTAAAGTTTTAACACCTTCGGGATATGTAGCAATCAAAGATATTAAAGCGGGCGATACAGTTATTAATTATTCAGAAGATACAAAAGAATTTAAGACCGACATCGTAGTTAAACAGCATATAAATTTAACCAATTCCTCTAGTGAAAAAATGTACGATTTGGAGTTCGACAATGGAAATAAAATACAAGTTACTGGAAACCATAAATTTTTAACTAACGATGGATGGATACGGGCAGATAGATTGACAAAAAACCACGAAATAATATATACTAGTATAAATACAGTTAACTAAAGCGAAAGTATTTATGAAACAGTCAGCCCAACAAATGATAGATCGATTTAACGCTAAGATGATAGACCATAATCAACTTACCAGAGTTATTGCGTATTCGGGCAACAGTATAACGTTATCGACGGGAGTAACTTTGATTGATAATGATAAAGATAGATTTTGCAGAAGATTATTAAGCACTAAAACTATATTATGGGTTAGTAACATTGATAACTTACTAAACGGGTCAATCACTACTAACGAGATTAAGGCTATGTTATCCTCTATTGGTGGCAACGCAGTTCAGGAAAAATATGGAGATATAATTAAACAAAACCTTAATACTGGTACTCCGTGGAATGCTGGCACCAAAGGACAAAATATAGGCACACTCAGTCCTAGACCGCAATCAGTCAAAGATAAAATTAGTAAAAAAAATTCTGGTTATAGCAACGGTATGTACGGGATCAAAATGTCAGTTGCTGATAAACAAGTAAGATCTGATATTATGAAAAAGAAAATATTAAACGGGGAATTTACCCCGAATAGTAATAACAGAAATACCCACTGGGATTCGACATTCGACAATAAGCCTTACCGATCAAGTTGGGAAGCGTTATACCAATTTATTAATCAATCTGCCGAATATGAAACATTGCGAATCAAATATAATTTACAAGGTATCACAAAAGTCTATATAGTTGACTTTGTGGATCATCAAAACAAAATAGTAGTCGAAGTTAAACCGCGTGAATTATGTGTGGGCGAAAAATTTAACTCAAAAATTATAGCATTGCACGAGTGGGCAAAAATAGCAGGATATACTGTGACTATAGCTGATCAAGATTGGCTACGATTGCAAAATATAGATATTGATTACTCACGATTTGATGACAATACAGCAAGAAAAATTAAAGCATTATATGAAACTAATTAAAAAAACTGAAATAACTAAACCGGCAGAAGTATATAATTTACATATAGAAAACAATCACAACTATGTAGTAGACGGGGCAGTAGTATCAAATTGTCATATGGCAAAAGCCGATGCCCTGAAAAATTTAATGACAACAGTCATGAGTCGTATTCCTATTCGCTGGGGACTTACTGGTACCGTACCTAAAGAACCATACGAGTTTCAAGCACTCAAGGCCAGTTTAGGTCCAGTTATCAATCAGTTATCGGCATCAGAATTACAGGACAGAGGGGTATTAGCACAATGTCATGTGAATGTTGTACAACTAATAGATCACGCAGAGTTTGCAAATTATCAAAGTGAATTAAAATTTTTGCTAGAA